CCTTCTTCGGCTGAACTGGTGGCCTCGTGGTCAATAACTTCTTCAGCGTATCTCGGTTCATATGAATCCTTTATTTCTTTGAGAGCTTTCAACACTTCATCTTTGGACATACTGTCGATAGTACCGTGACGGATTTCAGATTTATTGATGTAGATATTACCATTTGCCTGACCTCTCCTGAACTCAGCTTGCACAGCCGCCGAATATGCACCGTTTTCTAATGCAACATCTCTTATTCTTTGTAAATCTCGTAAATGTCTTTTGTATGTAACACCATATTTTTCATCTAACTCATCTCGATAAATCTGAATTGCCCTACAAACATGAGGACATATCTCAGGATTAGTCATTTCATATGCACGAGTGTGAGCAGAAGAAACTGGGAAACCCGCATTAATCGCAGCTTCTCTCATGGTTATTGTTCCATCGTTGCTAACAAGTTCTTTTACAAACAGCTCTTGTTTTCTAGTTAGCTTACTATGAATATCTACTTTAGGCCTTCCCCGACCTTTTTTGATAGGCTTCAAATTATTCATATCTCTATATATACACCAGAAATTATTTTTTTACAAAAAACTTTTTGAGGCCCATTAAGGCCAAAATTGATTTAAGAAGGTTACATATTTGAAAACAGAAGTGTAACCAATTATGTAACCAGTAAAACTGTTGGTATATAAGGGTTACAGAAGAAAGTTACATAAGTTACACCAGTTACGCCTATATTTAGTAAAAAAATATTTTTTTATTTTCAGCTCTATATATAAGGGGAAGTAACTTTTGTAACTAAAAGCTATTGTTTTTGAAATTTTTCCTAATTAATCTTTGTACTTCAGTCAAAAAGGTTTCCTTGCGAGGCGTGACGCGTGGGTCGAGGATGTGGAGTTGCCACACTTTCTTCATAGTCGGCCGGCCGTTCAAGTTTGGTTCTTGTTGGTGGGATCCATTGAACTTCAGTTTTAAATTTTGGAACCCGTGTTTGAGAACTTTCCCAAATGAACCAAGCATAACTGGTAGCTGTTGAAGCATTAGCTGACAGACGTCCTTTGATGATTGGTACGCGTTCTGTAAACTGAGCAATAATTGTTGGCGGGTTTTGTTTAAATAGTCTTTCATATCGACCTACGCTTTCTATGAATTGTGTCCGAGCAAAGATAGCCGTAGATTCTTTAGCCAAGGGTAAGGCCTTGAGTACAAATTCTTCAGCTAGGTTGAACGGCGGGTTAGTAATAATAAAATCGTACTGCTCGTTGACGTCCCTAGATAGAAAGTCTGCGATACGATCTTGTCCATAATCAGCTATGTCACATGACATAACTTCGGGGAAATATTCTTCGAGGACCTTGGCCATATGCCCAGCTCCGCACGCTGGTTCTAGGCAAGTATATTTAACAAAGTCATCTTCGGGTTGTTGGGGGTAAATAAAATTTGGCTTTAATATATGTTCAAACAAAGCACGGGTTGCCCAAGGCGGGGTAGGAAAGTAATCGAGACTATCCTGATCCTCGTGCCGTTGGGACATAACCGCGTGTGTTTTGTTTTGTTCAGTCATCAGACCCTAGTTATTTCTAAAATTTCGTGCTTTGGATCTATCATTTCTTTTATCTGATCTTTGCTGTCAGCTTCTACCATAAAACTAGTAGTCGGCATGAAATTTTTTTCTTTCTTCCACAGTTTGTTTTTGTAAGACCAGTAAAGTTTAACGTAATATCTATTTTCCATTTACATCCTCCAACTTTTTATTGTGGTTATCTTCATTAGACTGCAATTCTTTAAGCAGCTCTTCTACTTCTTTTGTACGAATTACTTTTACATAATCGTTACTGTCGCATGAATACATAGTCTCAACTTTATTTTTATCTAATATGTCTTTTAATCGATAAATTATGTAATCAACGTCTACTCTTAGGTTGCTTTTAACTTCTTCCATTAGTTTTCTCCTATATAAGTTTGGTGTGGACCGTCTTGAGGTTACGTCACTAAGATAAATGCTGAGACTTACCACAGTCCTGAACGAGCTAAACAGCCCACATATACAGTTATAGGATTTATCTTATACACTTGTCAATAAAAAAAGCTCCGAGGAAACATGGAGGACACGAAACTCGGAGCTTTATCACATTTTATATAGGATAAGAGCAAATGAAAAGGGTACTTACTCTTAGATTTGTTATCGCATATATTTATATATGCTGTCAAACTTATTTTTTACCGATACTTCTCAAGCTTTCCATGACTTTATCTATGTCAGGCTCCGTGCCGTTTGGATCATAGATGCATTTATACTTTTTCGGGCACCAGCTTTCAATTAGCATTGTAAATGTTTTGTTGCCACCCTGATAAATACAAGCTCTTTTGTCTGTATACTTTGATGTGATTCGCTTTTTTAGACGGCAGGTCGTGTACTTTTTCTTATCAATCTTACCCTGATTCTCTAATTGTTGTTTAGTGTAAGCACGAGGTGTGTAGGTATAGCCATCAGCTCGTGCTTTTTCTATCCAGATACCGGCCACCAGCACAACAAAACCACCCATTATGGCTATTACAATAAACCAAGTTATAGCCTCGCCTATCTGACGCCTGAGCTGTTGTTGTTTATAAACAGTCTCTTGTCTTTGTTTTCTTATCTGACCTTCCATAGCTAACAAATCATTGTAGGCTTGCGGGCCGTAAGTCATGTTAAGAAAGACTTTTAGCTCGTAGCGCTGCTCTTCCAACTTTTTCTTTGCTGCGTAGGCTGCGAGAGCCGCCTCTTCGATAGATCCGGCTTTGAATAACTTACCAAACAGGGGAGGGTTTTTGGCTTGCTTTTCTGCATTGTCGATATCAGAGACGGCTCCCATCCAGCGTCCGATGTCTCCCGACATTTGTTCAATGTCGCGAGCTGCGGCAAATCCTTGCTTGATTGCATTAAAAGCGCTATTAGCCACGCTCATAGCTGCGGTAATTGTCAACGGGTCCATAATTTATTGTAACACACTTTTAAAAAAAAATAAAAGTCAAGACTGTTATTATAAAAAAACTTATTTATAGTTATAAGTTATGACCAATCAAACATTTAGGGGTAGACCGGTGACAATATGTTGTACTTGTGGCGGAAAAAAATACGCATCGACATGTAAATGTCACAGAATTAATCATAGACCGACAAAAAAAGGAGGCAAAAAATGGATTTACCAAACAGACGACCGTGCATCACGACTGACGTTGGAGAAGGACTAGCCGTTAGCGTATCATACCACCCAGAAACTAACGAGGCGGTGGAAATATTTGTATCTAGTAGGGGTAAAAAGGCATCTGACGGGCCCATGGCAGACGCTTTATATAATTTGGGCGTTCAGGTATCGAGTATCATGCAAAATAAAGAGCGTGTCACTTAGAAACTTGGTTGATCCGCTTCATATTAGCTTCAACGAACTCTTCAACTCTCTGCTGCTCTTCAGATTTATACTGTGAATAGATGTATCTGAGCTGGCCGCCTATTGTCCGGCCTTCTTTCTTAGCAGATTGCTTGATTTTTTCGTAAACATCTATCGGTACAAGAACACTTTTCCACTTGGTTGTATCCATAATCATCTCCTTTTGTAGGATATTATGCGATTTTATATGATATTTCAAGAAAAAGCTTGTATATTAAGGATTTATTTCGTAGGATTTTAGTTCCTACACACATCACGAAGGCTCAAGGTTATTCTTGAGCCTTTTTTGTTTTACGGTAAGCTCCGTATTCGGCGTCTACGCCGTTTGGACTGATAATTTCACTTCGTTTGTATGAATGTAAGGCGTTTACATAAAAATTATAATACGGAACTGGTATATGACGCTCGTAATCCTTCTCGTTTACGGCTATCGGACAGTCTTCAAATCGTTCTTCACTCATCAGCACCCCCAACGCGAGTTACTGGGGGTGCTTCTAAGGAGTTATTACTTTTAGTTTCGCCCCACGAAGGCCCCACTTCGATGTCCACCTTACTAGGGACACTTAATGGTACGGCACTTTCCATAATAGATGCAACCATTTTTATTTTTTCTTGGCTGTTTGATGAAAAAGCTACTTCATCATGTATCTGTATCAACGGAATGATGCCCTTTTCGTGTATGTTGACCATAGCTTGCTTGGTCATATCAGCCGCTGAGGCCTGTATCAGTCGGTTCAGCGCCTTGTAGGTGTACGCTCGCTTCAATCTTGTGGTTGGACCGTATTCATTTACAGCTTCTTTGTACGGTAAAGCCTTGTTTAGAGCAAAACTATCAGGCTCCCAGAGGTTAAATCTGCATTTTCTACCCAAAATAGAGCGTATTGACCCTGAACTTTCGCGTCCATTAAGTTTATTCATTACGCCATTCATCAAAAACTTAACGAAAGGCACGCGCTCATGGTACTGTTTGATAAGATCTTTGGCTTCATCGACGCCTATATCGAGCTGATCGGACAGTTTATTGACGCCCATGCCGTAAATTAGGCCCAGATTGATAGTCTTGGCTTGCTTACGAGGTATCTTTGCCATCTCTGCAACCATCGTATGGAAATCCATATCGGGGTTTGTGACGTAGCCTTGGACAAATTCGTTAACTGACTTGAGCTCGTTGCCCAATGATCTGCCGTAAGCGTTAGCATAATGGACCAAGATCCGTGGTTCTTGTTGCGAGTAGTCTAAACTACACCACTTTTCGCCTTCTTCAGGTAGAAACAG